CAAAACGGTGGGCAGCTTCAGTACCGCAACCTAGTGGGAAATCTAGTGTTAACTTAGCTCGTGTGTCTTCCTTTAAATGGGACGACCGCGAATTGAGCGGACGATATGGTTTCTAAATCCTCAACTCTCTCTTTCTTTCGAAAGGTTCGAACAACATGTCGAACATCGCAAACATCACCGTCTTCGACGGTGCGGCCACCCCGATCAGTCACGTTCTGGTGCCTGTGTCTGTTACCCGCAAGGATAACAAGATTACGGCGCTGTGGCGTGAACAGCTGACGGGTGTCCCTCTAGAGGGACAGGTCACTCTTCAGACCGAGCTTGAACAACTCAAGTCTGGTACGTGGCACTATATCGCCACTGTTGCGGTTCCTGTGATGGAATCCATCAGTGGGCAGAACGCGGCGGGTTATACCGCTGCACCGAAGGTTGCGTTTGTCGATACGGAACGCCTTGAAGGCTACCATAGTCGGCGATCGACGATCACCGGTCGGCGCCTTGCGCGCCAACTGCTCACCAACCTGATGGGCAACGTCACGACTTCCGTCGCTCCCGCGACGGCCGGCTTCGTGCCGGAGCTGGTAGACCAGCTGATCTCCGCGACCTGAAGAGCGAGGATGACATCATGGCAGTTATGCTTGCGTCAGCGAGACGTAAGTCTCGTAAGCGCGTGTCATTGCGCCGACCTCCGTCGGCATCCTCATATTCCGCAGCTATTGGAAGGCTGTCGGAACATCTATGTACTTTGCTGGCTGACATACAGGGGTTCAAGCCCCTCGTTGAACACGCCAAGCTCGGTAACATAGTCGCTCTTTGTGATTGGCCGATCCCATATGACACCGAGTCGGTGCATAGCTGCGCGGTAGCGCGGCAACTTCAAGCTCTCTATCAGAAGAGAGATGACCTTGACCTTGGATTTGACAAAGTCCAAGCATGTGTTGCGAAGTTTAGGAAATCGGAAGATGCTTGTCGTGAGACAAACTCGCTTTTTCGGATGCGCGCTCGTGGTGGATTTACCTTTCTGCCACGTGTTGAGTCGATTCTGTTTCGATCTCAGCAGAAAATAGCCCGTATTCTAGGCGATGTCCCGTCGATCGATGAGTTGAAGCCGAGGTTCGGCCCGGGTGCTACCACACTCACGAAGAAGAAGAACTCGCACCCATTGATCAAAATGGAAGCGGGTCTTGCTTGTAGTGGTGCAACAGCGGACAGCCGATTTATGGTTGATTTTGCTGAATGTTTTCCTAGTTGGGCCACAAGCCTGGCGAACGAAGATGGCGAAGTCGACTACTGGGTCACCCCAAGTCGGTTGTGCACCGTCCGGAAGAAGTTCGACACCGATCGCGATGTCGTGCCTGAAGCACCAGTAACGGGCTTCTGGCAGATGGCGATCGGAGACCTCCTTTACAAGAGGCTCAAGAACTTCGGTATCGACCTATCCGATCAAGAACGGCAGAAAGCCGCAGCAAGAATCGGGTCGGTCACAGGAGAGCTAGCAACTCTCGACTTGGTAAGCGCTAGTAACACGATCGCTCGTGCCTACGCCATGGACCAACTCCCGCTGGACTGGTATCTCCTCTTCGAGGAGCTCAGGACAGGTGAGGTGATACTTCCTGACGGATCAAAAGTCCGTCTTGAGAAGCTCGCCTCAACAGGGAATGGTTTCACGTTTCCTCTCGAATCACTCTTCTTTTACAGCCTTGCTTGGGCTGCGAGTGAATTCATAGACCCAACACTCTGTACGAAAGTACAAGTGTATGGTGACGATATCATCGTTGCTACACAGGTCTATCCAGTACTCACGGAGGTTTTAACTGCTTGTGGCTTTGAGGTTAACCCCAAGAAGTCATTCAGCAGCGGCCCCTTTCGTGAGTCCTGTGGAGGAGATTACCTATCCGGAACGGATATACGGCCCCTCTACCTCAGAACGGCTCCCTCGCGGGAGACGTTATACGTCTTGTACAACGGCTTTAAGGGCCGTGGATGGGACGTTGAGGCAGGCATAGTTCTTGAGGGCATTCCCTTACGGGAGCGTATCTTCGGGCCTTCGGGCTTAGGAGATGGTGTCCTTCATGATTATGACTGGGAGCATCGTCGTGATGACGTTGCTATTCGTCGTGGTTGGGAACGCTACGTTGTTAAAGCATACGTAGCACCAATCAGGTGGGTACCCGTAAGTCCCTCCCCCTTGACTCTGTACTCATACGCACTTTACTGTGCGGAGAGATACAGGCCCGTCGAGATCCTAAGGATCAAGATGGGCGCCACTATGGCACCTGAGTTAGGCGAGACGCCTAGCCACAGGTATGACAAGGAAGGGACCCTATTGCTCGCGTTGCCCGGCGGGAGCCGGGCGCGCTTGCAATCCGTCTACTACTCTTAATCGTTCTTTTAATTAAGAGCTTTTCCTAC